CGTCTTACAGAACGTCTTCAGCCGCTGCACCTTGTCGGCCACGCGAACCATGCAGCCACGCCACGGCTCAATGCCCACGAACTCAGCGCCCTGGCGGATGTTGGCTAGCGGGTCGCTCTCGCTGCCGTAGTCCTGGCTCTTGCTCATGTGCAGCTGCCGCACCTCCTCGAGCAGTTCAAGAAACGCCAGCGAGCCGGGCCGTTGCTCATGCACGATGCCGTCGCCGGCCAGACGCTCTAGGGCTTCGTCTAGTTCGTCCTGCGTGAGGCCAGCACGGTGCAGGTGGTGCTCGTGGATGTCTTGCTGATACGAAACCTCTGCCAAAGTTTTTTTGGGCATAGGTTGCGTTTCCTCGGTATTTGCAACAAAGCACCTAGGTTTTGTCGCCTCCTGCGACACGTCGTACCACTCCTCATGCGGCTTGCCTGCGGCCTGAGCCTCGCGGCGGATCTGCACGGCAGCACGCAGCAACTCGTTGGCGTCTTCAATCGTGGTCGTCATTGTCGTCCCTTGGCGAATCATGGAAAGATGCCCGCAACTCCGTATGGTCTACATTCCAACGCAAGAGCATCCACCAGCCGCCAAGAGGTCGAGCCGACATGCCCTTCTCAACAGCCCATCCATCGGTCAGGCACTCCTGCTTGTAGGCCGCACTTCGCACCAAGTGAATCGGCCGCACCCGCACGAGCCCATTAGGCGAGAGCCGTTGCCGGCTGGCCTCAATCAGCGTTCGCTGGTGGACGTGCCCTGCGTGAACGCAGTCAGCGTCCACGTCTGTGAGATAGCGGCTGTAGTCAATGACGCCGCGAGTAACCGGGCCACCGCCGCCGTAACCGTGGTGGTACCACAATCGGTACAGTGCCACGCTCGTCTTGCTGGCACTGGCTCTGAACATCACCCAGCCCGAGTAGCCAGCGGCCCTGCACTTACTGCCACGCACTCTAAGCTGCTCGACGAGCCTGGTGGTGAGGCACGTCTCCATGCGCTTCCGGACAGCCGTCTCGTGATTACCCGGCGTGATCAGCGCCATCTGCTCGCGGTAAGGCTCGAGGTACTCGGCGCACTGCGTCACGATGTCGTCGTAGTAGTTGCCACGTTGGAACTCTGGCCTAACGTCCCATTTGCCATTGGATCGCGGGTCGTACTTACCGCCCATCGCGTCAAAGTGGTCGCCAATTGAAAGCACTGCGGCGTTGAGCTCGCGGGCTTTGGTGAGATCCGCAGACAACTTCTCGCGGTTGCACTTCACGCTGTCCCAGTGCCAATCGCTGGACAGCAGCACCCACAGGCGCTGGTTGAAGTCAATGCGGGTGACGCTGCCATCTAGGCTGGTGACGTTCCACGGGTCGCTGGCGTTCTTCCTGCGGAACGTACCTGCGCTACGGCCCATCGTTCACCTCCCTGTACCCGAGCATCGTGAGCACTCGCCGCTGCACGCGGGCGGCCTCGGTGATCGCCTCTTCGCTAATGTTGGGGCCAAGGCTGGCGTGAAGCAGCTCGTGGAGGATCGTCTCAAGCCTTTCCCCGCCGCGAAGCTTTTCGTCAATCAAGATGCGGGGTCGCTTGGCGTTGTCAAAGAACGTCCAGCCGCATGCGCCACCCTTGAGCCGCGTAAAACGCAACAGCCAACGCTTGCCGTCGATAGTGACGTGGTGATCGTCTGCCACGGCCTGCTCCTTTGCCCGTAGCGTGGCAGGCGTGTCAAACAGCCTTGGCCCTGGCTCTGCGGCACGCCAGCAGCACCAGCTGCCTTGCGCCTGTGTCGGTCCACGGCAGGATTGTGCGCCCATCGGACCACCGCTTGCCGTGCTCGGCACGCATCACGTCAAGGATCTCGGCCATGCCTTCGCCCTCGCACCACTGGGGGCCGAGCGTGTCCATCTTGCGGGCCATGGCGTTACAGGCGCACGTCGGAGACGCCTCGATGCCAAGCCAGTCCTTCAGCAGGGATTTGAGTTCGGTGCCGCACCGAAACTCCGGGGGCTTCGCCATCTGCAACAACGAGCGGTCAACGGGCGGCAGCGAGTCAACAGTAACGCCGTACGGGCACTCCTCGGGAGCGCCCATCCCGGCTCGCCACTCTGACGCAACGCGGCAGGTGTGACACGCAGCCCGCGACCGACAAATAGCACTTTCTAAAAAGTCAGCCAAAAAACCACCTCACGCTGAGCGTAGCCACGCCGTACGGGCCTCCATAGTTGGGTGAGTTTGTTACCGCAACATTAAGCTTGAGGTATTGAGTGCCGTCGCCGTTGTCAACCACGTATGGCGTGATGGTTGTTGTTGTAAAAACTGTTCCTATGTTAGGGTTAGGGCACGGGTCAGCCACCGTAATCGTGTCACTAGGCCCAGAAATGGTTCCGTAATCGTCAAGCCCTGAGCCCGCGTAGACGGTGACTTGCGGGGACGCGCACCTGATTGGAAAGTCGCTGCTGCGGACGTAGCAGTTCAGCGTGTTCCCAGCGCAGTCTCCGGGTCCAGCCTGACCTATCCTGTTTGGCACTATGTTTGAAAAGATATAAGAAGTGATAGATGCGCCGTTGCAGTCAGAAACGTTCGGACATTCTTCAAACGCTGGTGCCGGAGGCACGCTGTCGAAGTAGGAATACCAACGAAACTCTTCGACGCAGGTAAAACAGCAGCACGCCGACTCTGTGCTGATTCTGTCGTTTTTGAAAATCGGCCCGATGCCGTTCCATGTAATAAGCGTCATGTCGCAGTTGAGCAAGTGGTGATGCTGTACCAAGTGAGCTGGGGGCACGTGGTGCCGCCGGGGCCAGCTGCAGAGTGGCCAAGCAATTGAATGGTTTCGACGGAATAGCCGGGAAACTCTTCAAGATTAACGCCGGCAATCGACATTCGGCACGTATGCGACGTATTGCGGAGGCTGATTTCAAGCACGCTATTCGTGCCGCCAGCCCGGCCGAAGACCACAAACTGCGAAGATTGAGTGTCAGCCGTGCTGCCGTCAGACGAGTGGCACCAGTTGTAGACGCTGGCCGTGACTGTTGAGCCTTGGAGCGTGACGGTCTTAAACGAGCCTTTGCTCCACGAGCCGGTAAAAGTGGCCACCTTTAAAACCTGGCCGCCGATTGGCATCGGGTGGTCAAACGTCAGCCCCGGCTGGTTCCGGTCCCCGGCCTCGACGGTGCGGACCGCCTTGGCAATCCGCTGCGCCGCACCTCGAGAGAACGAGACAAACGACTTGCCAGCCGCCTGCCCTGCGCCGTTGCTTGCTCCCTGCTCTGCCACGGTCAGCCCTCAACGATGCTGATCACCAGCTGCGTGCCGGTCAGGTTGGACAAGGCCGCGTAGTTGCCAGCAGCGAGACGCCCCACCGCAGCCTCGCCGCCCTTCAGAGACACGCAAGGCACAAGAGCCCCAGCGGACAGCTGCCCAAAAGAAACGGTCGCTGTGGTCACCGTGGACAGGTTGCGGGCGAAGAACAGGCCCACGCTAGACATCGTGGCAGTGGTGATTGCCACCGTGCCAGCAGCGTTCGTCCCCGGCGTCAGCGTCAGCGTGTTGATGCCGCTGGCCGACATGTCGGCGGTAACGCCAGACGCCACTAGGGCTTGGTTGAGATTGCCACGGGCAACCTGGGCGTTAATGTTCCACGTTAAGTCTGGCATGGCTGCTCCTACTGCTGTGTTGGTGTTCCGAAATACTGTTGGAAGTTCACGGCCTTATGCACGCGGCGAACCAAGACGGTGGGGGCACCTGTGGAAAGGTCGCCAGAAGACGTGAGCGGTTGCGGATTGCTAGCGGGTACTTGCTCAATGGGCTGACCGCTGCCCGGGTCGTATGCCACCGTCACCCGTTTCTTGGTGCCGCCGTCCAAGTAGTTCCACCCGACGTTGGGCAGCTGCAGCGGCCACCCGTCAGGGCGATACTCCAGCGTCACCTCAACTTGCCAGTAGCGAATCTCGAACTCATTCACGACCTCGACGGCCGGGTTGGCTGCTATGCCGCTGCACTTCCACGTATAGGCAGCACCGCCAAGGTAGGCAGACGAGTTAACGGAGTTCGTCACCGTCGTGGCCAGCCCATAATCGAACGTGGCACGGTTGCCGCTGATGGACGCCTGGAGCGTACTGATGTCGGTGGTGACGCCCTCAAAGAAGTCTTGGGCAGAGTTCTGCAGAACTTTCAGCGTGTCGCCCGTGTCGTAGTAGTAAAGCGCCGGAACTTGCAGGCCGCCGGTGCTCCACTTCCAGATGTCTGCTCGAGCCAGCGGGTTGGGGTCTACGTTCTGCTGCTTGGGCAGTTCGTAGTCCCACGTCACCTCGTAGTGCCAGCGTGAGCCGTTGTAGTTGCTCACCGACACGTTCATCGCCCGGCAGTACGACGCCTCTGGGTGTGGATTCAAAAACGTCACGCCAGGGGCGTTGGCAATGGTTGTCTGCTGCGTCGTTGGGTCGTCTACCTCAACAACGAACTTGCGCTGAAAGGTGGGCGCTTCGCCAAACTTCCGAGAAGCAGCGACGGTGGCGAGCTCGGTATAGGAAAGGATTCCCATTAGGCACCAGCCCCGTTGAGAATGGTGACTTTCTCAGTCTGCAACGCCCGAAGCTCGCCACGGATCTCGTCAAGCTTCTGAGTCTGCTTGCGGTACTCAGCGATGGCGGGATCTTCACGGCCCGTGGCCAAGGCCAAGAACTGGGCCATACCCTCGCTAGAGCGAACGTCGTTTGCCTTCAAGGCTTCGTTGGACTTGCCGCCAAGGGCGGCCTGACGCTCGGCAACTACCTTGTCGATGTCTTCTTGTTTAGCGGCCATCTTCTCGTCAACCTTGCCTGCGTCCTCTGCTCGCTTTCTGTCCGCTTCAATCAGCTTCTGCTCATTCTCACGTTGGGCGGCAAGCAGCTGCATTTCAAAGTCAAACTTTTCTTGCTCAGCTTGTTGTCGTGCTGCGGCAATTGATTCTTCGTTGGCTCTCTGTGCCTCAAAGATTTTCTGCTCCATGTTCAAGCGGTCTTGAGCAGCCTTCTTGTCTGCATCCGCACGGTCCTGCGCAGCCTTCTTGTCTGCATCAGCGAGAGCCTGTTCATTGGCCAGCCTCGCCTTGTACATCTCCAAATCTGCATCAAGGGTGTCTTTAGGTTCAACCGAAGCGTCAGCCGACGCTGCAGCCGATCCGTCAGCAACTCCTGCGTGAATCAGTTGGCTTTTGCTACCCTCGGTTCCGCCGGCAAAAGCGTCACCCAGAACGGGTATCTTTGCCATGAAAGCGTAGAAGTCTTGGATTTTCTGTGAAACCCAATCAATGCGGCTGCCAATAAAATCAAACGCCTTGCCCATTCCGTACCGAATGCCATCGGCAGCGTTTGTAAACCCGACGATTACGGGGGACAGCAGTGTTCTTGTGAATGCACCAGCAAGCTTGAGCACGACGCCAACAGCGTTCAGCAAAACGCCACTCAACTTGAGCACGCCTTCAACGAGTGTGCCAATAAGAGTGAACACTGGGGCGATTGCTTGAGCGATAGGCGACATGATTGACGCCAGCCCCTCAACAATGCTGCTAATGCCGTTTGATAGAGCCGATGAGCCTGACTTTATTGCCGCTGTAGCTCCGACAAACGGAGTCACAAAAACGTCACCAAAGCTTGCAAACGCCGCGCTTGATCGCTCAGCGGCGGCCTCAGATTCCTTGATTGACTGAGCAAGGCTTATAAGCGCTACCGCTTTTGTTTTTCCAAGTGCTTGATTGAGCGTATCGACAGAAAAGCCTACCTTGTTAATTTCTTCGGCCATCTCTGTGGCCAGTTTCTTGGCTGCGAAGAAAGCACGGCCAAGATTCAGCGCCGTCAATGCCGCCCCAAGCATTGGATTGGTGAGCCCAAGAACGGCAGACGCCGCCGTACCAACCGCGCCGCCGCCCAGTGCCATACTTACGCCGAGAGCTTTAGCGCCAAGGGTAAGCGCCCTGGCGGCAGCAACGCCCTTAATGGCGCTTGTCGCAAACTCGACAAGCCCAAGAGGATTTCGGATGGCTTGAAAAATGCGCCATTGCGCGTAGGTGTAAGCAATGTCCTTGCCGAAAGCTATGACGCTAACGCCAGCATCCGCCACGCTCTTGGTTGCGTCTCCAATGCCGCCAAGAGCGCCGCTTAAACCGTTTATGACCCGTTCCGCAACGCTGGCAGAAGACGCTATTTCGTCCATGCTGGACGTGGCCGCCTTGAGTTCAGCGTCGGCCTTGGCAACTGCCCTGCCGTAGACTTCTTGCGACAGGATGCCTTTCTGCATCATCGCGTCAAGCCTGCCGATCGTGTCGGCGTACTTCTCGGTCGGCGTTCGCAATTCCGCCGTTATCTTCGCCGCCTGGCGAAACTCGGCCGCCGTAGCCTTAGCGCTGGCCCCTACCTTGGACAACTCGCGGTCTGCCTGCGCAACCCCAGCTGCTACGCCATCGGCGTTTGCACTCAGATGAAATGCTAGGTCAAGTTTGGCCATGGGCTTGCGGTCTTAGCTTTCCAAGCTCTGCGGCAATCTCGGCACCTGTCATCGGCGGCCGACGAATCGGCATGAAGTCTTCGGGCTTTGGTGTCCTGCCTTTGACGTGCGGGGCAATCGTCAACGCCGCAAGTGTTCCTGTCTGTTCCCACTCTCTTCCAAATGGTTCCACATACCTGTCAAACGCCATCCACTCTCTCAGCAACGTCACCGGCATTGCGTTGACGTATTCCCAACTCCAGCCAGTCGCTAATGCCAAACGAAACAGGAAGGCCCGGTCTGGCCGGGCTCTCAGTTTTTTGCCAGTTCCTCAATCGACTCATCGGAAAGGTTGTTGTGCTCCATCGCGGCCTGCCACACGCGATTCACTACTCGACCAGACTTAGACGCCAGCCGGGCCACGTCGCCGTTATCAAATAGCCGGTTGCCCTTCTCATCCACAAGGCACCGCACAAGAAACTTGGAGCGAAAATCATCCACGCCCGTTTCTTTCTTACGCATCCACTCGTTTTCGTATGCGTCTCGCTCGCCCACGCTCATCACGCGGATGTACACGTCACCGCCCCACTCGGGCACGGTGAGCTTCAGCATGCCAAGATCGTCAGCGGCCAGAATCTGGTCTTTCGTGAGGGATGGCATATCTACTCCGTAATCTTGAAAACTGCGGTCCATTCCTGCAGTTCACCAACGCTAGCATTCCACGCAAGTGATTGAAGGATTGCCCTGCTGGATGAGAACGACGCACTAGGGGCTGTGATTGAAAGAGCGCCGGTGGTCGTGACGTACGACGTATTCATTGCCGCTGTGCCACGGCATCGCACTGTGATGGTGCCATAGTCGCCGTCTGCGGATCTGAATCGCTTGTCTCGTCCTGGGTAGGACTTGGACGTTACTTCAACAACGTCCGAAGACACGCCATCAACGGAGATGGAAACCACCTCAGAGAGCGCAGTGCTTTTCCAGGTAACGGTTGCGCCTTGCGAGACATTCGCCACGACGGCCTCCCGTCGTTACGCGACCTTAAACGAAAGCGACTGCTTGACGAGTTCGCCCACGCTGTAGGCCACGCTCGAGCTCGACACGGTGGCCGTGTACGTCACCGACGCAAACGAGAGCGAGCCGCTTTGGCCGATTGCCACGATGGCCGTGCCAAACGCCTCAACAGAGATTTCGTTGTCCTTGAGGGCGGGAGCCTGATAGAGGCGGCTAGCACCGCTGGCCTGCCCAAGGTGCGACTGATCCAGCAGATCGCCGCCAGGCGTGACGGTTACGCTGGTGGCGGTGTACGTGGTGCCAGCAAACACGAACGTGGAGCCCTGCGAATCAGTCGCCATCTGGCTTCTCCTAGTGAGTTATGGGCGGCAAAGCCCTACCCCAAAACTAGGCGACCACGGGGCAACCCTTGCAGTTACTCCACGCCGTCTATGGCATTCTGCATGACGGCTTCAAGGTTAGCTTGAAGGGTTGCCTTCATGGCCGCCTTGTTCTGGTAGTAGGCCAGCCACGCAAAACGGCGGGCCACAACTTTCCCACGGCCCGCACGAGGGGGAGTGCCAAGTTCAAGGTACGGGCTGTGCGGGGCCACGCCTGACTTGTAGCCAACAAGTCCCACAACCGTGAGCCGAGACTTGCCGCCATATTTACGCACCACAGTCCCAGGCGATGCACGAAGCCTGCCAGTGCGAGCCTTGACTCCTGACACGTTCTTGCGAAGAGCCCACAGGGCAGGCTGTAGTGCGTGCTCTACGGCCTCCACCACCTCAGACGGCTCAACCTGAAAGGCGTCAGCCAACGCTTTCTCTTTAAGCCAGCGGGCGTCTTTCTGCGTCGTGTTGATCTTAAACGTGACTTGGCGGGCCATCACGTAGCCTCGTTGATGCGAAATTCAAACGTCTGCTGTACCGAGTAGTACGGCAGCGTCTGGTCATCCTGCGGCATATCCACGCCGTCAACCTCGCTCATCAGCGTTGTTCGCTGGATCGTCACGCCGGTGGTAGTGCCCGTCCACCCGTCCACACGAAGCCGGACGGCCCGTGCAATGGCTTTCACGGATGTATATGACGTGTCATAAGTGGTCATTTGCACGGTCACTAACGGATTGCCGACGTTGCCGTCCAGCGACTGCGGACGCTCAACAGCAGTCCGCTGATACACGATCAGCGGCAGCGTGGCACCCATGGCAGCGACCATCGGGTAGATTCGGGTGTCTACGTATTGGCTGACGCTGGTGTGGCCGCCAAGCCGTTGGTAGATAAAGGCTTCCGGTGCTTCAACAACGCTCATTGCGATATCTCCGCCGGTGATTTCTCTGTACAAATCACATCCAGATACCGGATGCGGTCAAACTCGTTGATTGCACCAATTTCGAGCGTGCGGCTGCGGTAGATGATTCGCATGGCCGAAGTCAACCCAGTAAGCGGCCGCATCGTGATTTTGTGCCCAGAGAATCCGACAATCTCGGCGTACCGCTCCGCCTCACGCCCAGACAGTGACTGAACCTTGGCCCATACGGTCGCAAACGTGCTCCACGTCAGCGTGTTTTCGCCAACTTCGTTCTGGGTGTTAGTTGATTTCTCAATCGTGATTCGCTCGGTGAGCTCGCCAGCGTTGATCATCGGTAGGAGCCCCAGCGGATGGTGTCGAGCAGGGCTTTGGTGCCCATTGGAACTTCGCTCAATGCCGTCTCGGTCGCCATCTCACGGTTGCGCCAAAGGTGGGCAACCAGCATCAGGATGGCTGACTTAACAGGTGCCGGCACGCTTGTGCCGTCTGCCGAGTAGCCAGCCCACCACGTCACCGTGACGCTGTTCTGATCGACAAGGTGAGAGGGCCACGTCTCGCCGTACAGCGGGCGGCAAACCCCCGGCGTGGCTTGGCGGTCCACCCGGTACGAAGTAGCGCTCAGCGTAGCCGTGGTGCCGCTAACAGCAGGCGTGTACGTGATCGTAATGGCCGTGGCCGTTCCGGCCGTCACCATCGGCGGGCGTGGCAACTCCAAGTCTAGCTGCGGCACGGTGCCTTGGCGGCCATCAACGTTGTTGCCGTCAGCCTTCAGCCCAAACTGCACGGGCGAACCGATGGCACCGTAGAACGAGTCCACTCGCATCTGCAACCGCGTATTGCAAAACGTCCGGTCGCAATAGTCCTCAGCCCAGCGGGTAGCCGCCGTGATGAGGTTGCCAATCAGGTCGTCTTCTTCCACCGACGAATCAATACGCAGGTGAAGCTTCGCCTCAGCCAGCGTTACGGGGTTGCTGGCGGGTTCAGTGGCACGTACGAGGCTGCGGTATCTCATCGGCGCTTTCTCCTACGCGGGGCGTCTGCAGTTTCCACGTCGCGGTGCTCAACGGTCGCCACCTCGAGCAAGGGCTGCTCCTCAACGTGATTGACGGCGTAGCCGTGCAGCACAAGGCTCTTGGCTGGCCCCTTATCCATCACGATCACGTCACCGCGTCTGTAGGCTTGATAGGGCCGCACGAAACGGATGCGGGCTTGGTCATCTCTCATGCGGTCATCTCTCCGTGTTCAATGCTGCCCCACGCCTCGGGCGGCCTGCGGCCACCCTTGTTCCAGTAGTCGCTAGGCGACTGATAGACGGGCTTTAGATCCCGGCCCGGCCAAGTGAACTTGAGCTCGGCATGGCCAATCGCCACCTGCGGGGCAATGCCAAGCGTGTTGCCAGCGGCCTTAAACTGCCGCCAGAAGTGAATATCCGGATCTGTCCGCGTCACCTCGCCGGCAGGCGCGTCACCCCAGTGCCCATCAGGACGCGGAGTGCCAAGAAACCAAGGCGTAGCCGTCCGCTTGAGTGCTGACGAACGTATGAGCGTGCAACCGAAGTGTGCCGTCTCAACGGGCTGAATCACCGCCTCAAACCACGAGTTCGCCAGTTGCACCGTGCCAATGGTGCCGTCGTGGCCCTCAGGCGTGAACATAGGCACGCCCTCGTCACGCTTCGTCTGCAGCGGGGCCACAGCGTCGTAGCCGCTGATCAGCGCCGCCGTCATCAGCCGCTGGATGGTGTCGGCCTCGTATACGCTGTCGAAGTCCACCACTAGAACCCAGTCCGTGCGGTCAATCATGTCCAGCAGGACACGGTCTAGGCACTGTTCCCAGAATGCCCCCGTGAACTTGGTGGGGCGAATGTTCAGCGGCAGCAGGCTCTGCATCGTGCAAAAGAAGTTGTCTTGAAATCCAAGCCGGGGCACGCTAAACGCCGCTTCAACTCGCAGATCGTGCTCGATGTTGCCGACACGAAACTTCACAGGCTCTCCTTGGTAAACGCCAAACGGGCGGCCGGGCGAACCCAGCCGCCCGCTCTTGGGCGTTTTACTATTGGCGTCAAGCGTCAGAGCGACTTGTAGTCGTTCACGCCGGCACC